AATTGATCTTAATTGTGTTTATGATTTTGATTTAGTTACCGAAAATAACTTTGTTGTTGACGGAAGTTCTAGATCTGATGAAATAATATTTGGTTCTCGTGTACTTCAGGACTACATCGAATCTGTTGGAAATAGAGTTCTTTTAATTGATGATATTAGTGATGAATTTAACAGCAATCCAAGATCAACGCAATTTAGTATTGTTGACACATTTAGATTAGATTCTAGATCTGTTAAATATTTAACTTTTATTAAGGATAGAAGATTTACTTCACAGAAACAAGTTTCTATAGTTTCTCTTGTTCACGATGGATCAACAGCATATATCAATCAATATGGTGGAGTTGATACCTACTATGATATGGGATCCTTTGATTTTAGTATTACTGGAATTGATGGACATCTTCTCTTCTACCCAACAAGATCGGCAGTTAATGATTATGATATAAGTTCAATTTCTTTTGATATTAGAGACTCTATTGTTTCTATTGGTTCTACAAACCTCGGGGACACTGTTTTTGTTGGATCTGCTACTACTAGTATTCCTTCTGGCACTTCATCCGCAATAACGATTGTTGGTATTGCTTCCACTTATAGATCATCCAAAGTTCTAGTTCAAATTGGAGCTACTGACGCTTCTTATCATGAATTTGACGAATTTACAGTTCTGCATGATGGAACTAATATTATATTACAAGAATATGGTCAATTGAATACAACTCATCTTGAATCTGATTCAACTTTGGGATTAGGAACTTATCATGCTTATTATTCGGGATCAAATATTAATATCAATCTTATTCCATATATCACAACATCTATTCAATATAATGTCAACTCTGCGAGAGTATCAATATCAAGCACCCTTTCTGTTGGAGTTGGAACTGAAATATTCAACGATTCTAGAATTCAATCTAGTTATGTTGCCATTTCATCGACTCCCACTCCAGGAATTACAACTGTAGCAAGTTATAGTTCAACTTATGAAGGTTGTTATTATGTTGTTAGTGTCGAAGACTTAACAAATAACCAATATCAAGTTTCTGAGGTTATCGTAGTTGATGCTGATAATGAAGCTTACATCGCAGAGTTTGGTATTATACAAACGAATTCATCTATTGGATTGATTGGAGCAACTGTAAATTCATCAGGTAATGTTGATCTTACATTTACTGCAAATGCAAATACTGATGTTCAAGTGAGAGTATATCAAAATCCAATAGGATTAGTTGATTCATCTATCGCAAATAGAACAATAGATTTTACTAATGCATTCATAAGAACTGGATACGGATTCTATACTGGATCAGAAACTGATGTTAAGAGATCATTTGGATTGACTTATAAGCAAAAACCAATTTTTGAAAGATATTTTGATGGAAGTGGTTCCGATATAGTAAATGTAACCAATAACACAATTACAATACCAGAACATTTCTTCATAACTGGTGAAAAAGTCATATACTCCTTTGCTGGAGCAGGAACTACACAAGCAATTGGTATTGCAACAACTACAATCAGTGGAGTTGGATCAACTGATAAGTTGCCATCATCTCTTTATATTGTAAAGGAAAGTGACCTTAAGGTTAGAGTGGCTGCATCTGCATCAGATGCTCTTCGCAATCCACCAAATATTTTAGATATAACAACAGTTGGAATTGGAACTTCTCATAGGTTTGTATCTACAAATCAAAATGCTAGAGTTTTGATTGGAATTGATAATCTTATCCAATCTCCAATAGTCGCAACATCAATAACCACAACAGTATCGAAAGAAGTTTCTATTGTAGATGACAGATTGACTTTCTCTGGAATTACATCTTTCTTTGGTGGAGATTTAATTAGAGTTGATGACGAAATTATGAGAGTTGATTCAGTTGGTTTTGGATCAACTAACGTTGTCCTTATTCAAAGAGCATGGATGGGAACTGGTATTGCAACTCATGCTGCCAATTCCACAATTACAAAAGTTAATGGTGATTTTAATATTGTAGGTAATACAATCAATTTTGTAAATTCTCCATATGGACCAACTCCTATTGGATCAACTACAAATCCACCAGATAGTAGAGATTTTGTTGGTGTAGAAACTCATTCTACATTTAGTGGAAGATCGTTTATTAGATCTGGAATCTTAAATGGAGATTCTGAACCATATTCTCATAATTATATCTTTGATGATATATCTTCCGGATTTAATGGAATCAATAACACATTTACATTAAAATCAAACGGATCCAATATTTCTGGATTCTCAACAAGTAATGCAATTGTTTTAATTAATGATATTTTCCAAGGGCCAGCAAGAGTTGGTGCTATTCAAATTGTTGGTGATTATGATCTCTCAGAAAACACTGGTATTACTTCTGTAACATTTACTGGATCAATATCTTCAACCTCTTATGATATTAATACGAGTAATCTCCCTCTCGGTGGAGTAATCGTTTCTGTTGGATCTACTTCTGGACTTGGATATCAACCTTTAGTTTCTGCAGGAGGAACGGCAACAGTTTCTATCGCAGGAACAATTTCTCAGATTAGTATTGGAAACAGTGGATCTGGATATAGATCTGGAATTCAAATCGTTAATGTTGGAGTGGCAACTTCCAGTACGGGAATTCCAAATATTACATACATTGGCATTGCAACAGTTGTTAATGGTCATGTCACTGGAGTTGCTATCACAAATCCAGGAACTGGATATACTTCAACAAACCCACCTATCGTTATTTTCGACGACCCTCTCTCATATTCAAATATTCCTCTTGTCTATAGTTCTTCTTCAAGTGGACTTGGAACTGCTGCCACTGCAGATATTGTAGTTGGTCAAGGTTCGAGTGTAATTTCATTTGAAATTAGAAACACTGGATATGGTTATGGTCAAGGTCAAGTTCTTACTTTTGCTATTGGAGGAACTACAGGAATCCCAACAGATACCTCAGTTTCATTCCAAGAGTTTCAAATTATAGTTGAAGAAACTTTCACTGATGAATTTACTGGATGGACAATTGGAGATCTTCAAGTCATTGATCCAATAGATTCCTTATTTGATGGCATAAAAACTACTTTCCCAATTAAAATTAATGGCGAACAAACTACTATTAGATCTAGAAGAGGATCTAATATTGAAGTAAAGGCAAATCTATTGATCTTTATCAATGATATTTTACAAGTTCCTGATGTTTCATATATCTTTAATGGTGGAAGTATTATTACATTTAAAGAAGCACCAAAATTAGGAGATACTTCCAAAATTCTCTTCTACAGAGGAACTGGTGATGTTGACACCATTAATGTCGATCTTTTAGAAACTGTTAAAGAAGGTGATACTCTAAGAATCGATAGTGATATTGCAAGGTTTAAAGAAGATACTAGATTAGTCACTGATGTTGTATCAACTGATGTTGTTGAAACTAATGTATATCCAGGTCCTGGATTAACTCAAAATGAAACTTTTGCAAGACCTGTTGTGTGGTGTAGACAAACTGAAGATAAAATTATTAATGGTCAGGAAGTTGGTAAAGATAGAATTCTTTATGAACCACTGATTACTCCTACATCAAATATTATTCAGAATATTTCAGTAGCATCGACTCAAATTTTTGTCGAAAGTGCCAAAACATTTTTTGACAGTGCAGATGAATACTTACAGAATGGAACTAGTGAAGCACCTCAAAAGAAAGTTATTATTATCTCACAAGATCAATTAGTAGCAGCAGCTGCTACTGCTATTGTTTCTGTTGGTGGAACTATATCTTCAATAGTCATTTCTGATGGTGGTGTTGGATACTCCACCAATCCTGTAGTGATTATTGAAAATCCAGTTGGACTCGGAACAACACAGAGAGCAACAGCAACTTCAACAATATCTGTTGGTGGAACAGTTTCTTCGATTGCGGTTTCGAGTCCAGGAACAGGATATACAACGACAAATCCACCAGTTGTTCTCGTAGCATCACCAGATGTTTCTAGAGAGGTTATTGATGTGGTTTCTTATGATGGAGATTTTGGTATCATTAGTGGAATAAACACCATATCTGTTGGAGTTGCTTCTACTGGAATAGTGTTTGATCTATTCATTCCAAAAAATTCTTTCCTTAGAGATACAACTATTAATAGTGTTGGAATTGCTACAACAGGTGTAAGTGGTATACAAACTGGTTACTATTTCATGATCTTTAATTCAAATATTGGTTTTGGATTAACATCTTTAGATCAAAGTGGATCTACTGTTGGTGTTGGAACTTCATTTATCGATAATGTTTATCAAGTTGCTGCTGTTTCTATAGGACAAACTCATGTTGTTGGTGTTGGACTAACATATGTTGCTAAAGTCACTGTAAGTGTATCAAATTATAATGGATTATCTGGAATTGGATATAGCAACTTCTACGGAGAATATAGTTGGGGAAGACTTCACAATCTAACAAGAAATGATGCCAAGGCATTTACTTATTACAATAATGGACTTGTTGGTATATCAACCTCGGCTAAAGTTCAAAGATATAATCCTCTCAAATACCGTAACTACGTTTCATAAATAGATAAAAAACTCATAAAATGTCCGCAATTATAACTGATCAATTAAGAATACTGAATGCCAAGAGTTTTGTTTCTGCAGCAACCTCTTCTTCAAATTCTTATTATGCTTTTGTAGGTCTTCCCAATGCGAATGATTATTCATCTACTTGGGATGTAACTCCTCCAGCACCAAAGGATAACTTTGATCAGGAGAATGATTATTGGGATACAATGATTGCTCTCAAGAAGATTGGGGAAGACGATGTAAAGCAAGTTGTTCGCAAAGTTACTTGGCAATCGGGAACAACTTATGACATGTATCGTCATGACATCAGTAGAACTAATACTTCCAAGCCTTCTGGGGCAACTAGTTTATATTCTGCAAATTATTACGTTGTAAACAGTGATTACAGAGTTTATATTTGTTTGCAGAATGGCACTTCTCCAGAAAATCCAGAAGGAAGACCATCACTTGACGAACCAACTTTTGTCGATTTAGAACCAAGATCTGCTGGAACAAGTGGAGATGGATATCTCTGGAAGTATCTTTATACAATTAAACCAAGCGATATTATCAAGTTTGATTCTATCAATTTCATTCCTGTTCCTAAGAACTGGGAAACAAGCACTGAGAATGCTTCAGTTAGAAATAACGCAGCAACTAGTGGTCAGTTAAAGATTGTCACTGTTACCAATCGTGGTGTTGGTCTCGGAACTGCCAATAGAACTTACACTAGAGTGCCCATTAAAGGTGATGGTAGTGGAGCTGAGTGTACTATTACTGTCAATAACGATTCAAAGGTAGAATCGGTTGTAATTTCTAAAGGTGGATCTGGATATACTTACGGTACCATAGATATTGCTGCTGGTAATGTACCTACTGGATCCACATCTCCAGTTTTTAATGTCATCATCCCACCTCAAGGGGGTCATGGTGCCGACATTTATAGAGAATTGGGTGCCTATAATGTAATTGTTTATTCTAGAATTGAAAATGATTTAGAAAATCCAGATTTTATTACTGGTAATCAAATTGCTAGAGTCGGTCTTGTAGAAAATCCAGAAGCATATAATTCTTCTTCAGTATTAACTTTAGATAAGGCAAGTGCAGTTGGAGCAATAAAGTT